AATACTATCCCAATGCCAAGGATCAGATAACAATCTTACAATCTTGCACCAAATCATAATCAGAGCAAAGTCTTTTCCTGTAACTTTTCCCTCTCTTTTTATAGCTTGCTTGACGATAACGTCAGCTCCAAGAGAAATGAGGTCGTGGTTCTGTTGTATGTCTCCATAATTCTTGCCACGATTATTAATCGTCTTTAATGCTTCATCAGTTAAATCTTTTCCTATCATGTTAAATCCTCATAAATATGTTTGCTTACATAAGCATGGACAAAATCCGATACTTTCTTACTGCTTCTTTCTGTTGGAGAAAGTTCTCGATAATACTTCCAATACCCATCAAGAGTAAGTCTTGCCATTCTAGGATTTCTTTTCTGCATGATGTGTATGTCTGGATGATTCATCATGGCATCTGTAAACTTTTCTTGAGTTGAATAGAGGTTGGCAAATTTTCTAAATATCTTTTCATCTTTAGTTGGCATCGTCTCTCTTCCCATGAAATACTAATACAAAGGCTTCACAATCTTTATTAGGACAAGATAGATTTGTTTCAATCAAGTGCATACTATCTTCATCTGTATCGTGATCGCCACCCCAAATTAATTCTGTGTTACAACTATAACATCTCATTTTATTTTCTCCCTCACAATAAAACACCAAGTATCAAAATCTACTTCGCATAATAACTCTTTTCCATTTGAGAAACCAGGTTGCAGCACATCAAGGCTAATAACACATTTGATAGGATGATTGTTAAACTTGTAGATAAGTACAGGCTCTTTGTCTCCACAATTTGATACGCATTGTTCCCACCAATCTTTACGATAGGTTGTGCCTTTGAGGTAAGCCTTACATTCAATACTCCAACCAGGTATCTCTATATCTGCACCACCAACTTGATATTGATCGAGGTTTCTCTTCGCATCAAAGCCAAGGGCATCCTTTATCATAGAGCAAATCTTTCTCTCGAACCCAGCTCCCTTATCTCTGCTGTTGGCCACGCATCTTCTCTTGATATTGTTTCATAAAGTCATTGGCTCTTACTTGTCCTTCTGTTGCTATCTCTATCAGATTCATAGAGTAAGGACTTGGGAACCGATCACCTTTCAGAATTAAAGAAATGCTTGATCGAGATAAATTAGCTCTTCGGCCAAACTTTGCTAAGGACTCATTCCTAAATTTTAAATAATCTTTTAATAACATAATTATTTTTGTAACATTTTGTTGACAACCTGTAAAGCTATATGCTAGATTTTTTTTAGGAGTAAGAATTATATGAAAGAGATACCAGATTATCGTAAGACTTTTGGCAGTATTCACGAGAGTTTTAGCAACGGAAACATACCAAAAGATCAATGGGCATTGAAGCTCTACCTTAGAAAAGAGCATAATATGTCATACCCTAACGCATCAAGAATGTGGAGTGGTACAATTAGTCAACTAGGTGCAGATTATCATTTAGGATTGAACGAATATTCACCGATTGATGGCCAACAAGAGGGCGTAGATGTTAACCAAGCAGTACGTCATGCCATCTCAGAATACAATAATTATGAACCAAGAAACTTTGATGATGGCAAAGATAGGGAAGAGTTCGAGGAGTTCAGAGAGCATTTACCAAACTTAATAAGAAATGCTAGTGAGGGCATAAAAGAATTTTTCTCTACAGTAAACCAGATCGAGGGAGAGTTTCAGATACTGCATGATGAACCAAGAATAGACATACCTGTCATGCTTTACCAAGATTATAGTGGTGGTGGTAGGCAATTAGATTTGAAATGCCATATGCCACTAAGGAATCCACCAAAAAAAGACGGCACAAGAACCTGGAGAATACCTAAGCCTTACCAAGAACCAAGAGATAGTTGGATCAAACAACAAGCCGTCTATTGGAAGGCTACAAAGCAAAAGCCTGCGTTACTATCAGTAACACCATCAGATTATCACATCATAAGTGAAGAGAATTGTGAGCTATTGCAAGAAGATAACCTTGAGATAGCTTATAATGAAGTAGTAAAGTCTTGGGAAGTATCTCAGAATTTACTTAAAGCAAGCCGAGGATCATGGAAAACATTAGCTAGTCTTATACAACCAGACTTTAATGAGATAGCTAGACTACATGGACCTCAAATCGTCAAAATAGCAAAACAACTATGGGAGTATTAAATGAGAGCTAAAGCTAGACATACTGATCCAATGACTTCGCATGAAGCAGCAGAGTCAACAGATCCAACAAAATTAGAAAGACTTGTATTAAACGTCATACAAAGCTATGGAACTAAGGGAGCCATACATGATGATGTTTGGTATATGATTGTCGATTACAAGCCTTGGAAGGGCATTACAAAGGCTATGCCAAGGGAACAAAGCATAACACCTAGATATGCACCTTTACTTAGAAAAGGACTTATTAAAGTAGAAGGAAAAAGAAAAGGACAATCTGGCAAAAATCAACAAGTGATGATTGCTACACATATACCACCAGAACCACCATTAGTAGGGATGTGCCATGAATAAAATAGAAGAATTAACACAAGCAAAAGATATGTTAGAAATAAAACAAAAAGAGCTTGAACAACAAATAGAGGAACTGAAGGCAGATAAAAGAAATCTGCAACAACAGGTATCGTTATTACAATTAGTTAGAGGAGAGAAGATTGGCTAAAACAAATGTACCAAAAAAAGTTTTGGAACTAATAGAAAAGGTAGGTCTTACCGAGCAACAGGCAATGTGGAATTGTCATGGTACTTGGGTAATGTATCACAAGGCTTGTGAAAAGATTGCTGCACATATGAAAGTAAAGTTTGATAAACCAGAGTTAGTTTTTTGTGATGTGTCAAAAAATCAAGCCGTAGTATTAGTAACAGGACATTGGAATGAAGTTACAGAATGGTCTTATGGAGAGGCTACACCACAAAATAATAAGAATGTGTATCCATTTGCTATGGCAGAGAAAAGAGCAAAGGATAGAGTTATCTTAAAACTGTTAGGTTTTCATGGTGATATATACACAGACTCAGAAGTTGATGAGCAAGTGCAAGAACAGTTAGCACAACAAGCTCAAAGAAAGATACCTCCACAAGAGGTACGAAGTGAGGTGGTGGCTAATTCTTACTCCTCCAATCAAGAGAAGTCATCACCTCCACCAACTGAAACTTGGCAAGAAATCCAGGAGAAAGTTAATAAGAAGATCGCTGGTATAAAAGGCAAGATGTATTCTGTTGAGATTAGAAAAGAAGCTAGGCTCAATGATTTGAGAGGAGAGTTCATTGCTTTTAAAGATCAGTACGGAGAGCATGAGAAATTTGCTGATATAAAGAAAATGTTTATTGATGCACAAACTGAATTGTCAAAATAAAGAAAGGAAACTATATGGCAAACCAATATGAAACAATAACTCAAATAAAAATATTTAAGAATGATGGAGTGAAGGTCGGCGGTAACAATAAGTGGAGACCTTATGTATCTAATCTAGATAAGAGTGAAGGCAAACCTAAATCAATTCCAGGTGATGTAATACTGAAAGGTGATAAAGAATATTATATCTCTATGTTTGAGAATGATGATGGCAATAGCTGGAATGTAAAAATACAAACATTGAAGAATGCCAGAGACCCAAACAAAGTGTATGAGCCTATCACAGATGGCATATCACAACCTGGTATGCGTCAGTTAGGTGAGATTGTCGAGGACAAACACAAACCTATAGACGAAGAACCGAAGGATGATAACGGAGACGAAATACCTTTTTAGGTTATTTCTTCTTCTTCATCTTTTTCTTTTTAGCAATAGCAACTGCTGCTTGCTTCTTCATCTTGGCAGACTTTGGCGGTCTGCCTCTTTTACTTCCGTATGTTCCTGCACCCATTGGCATAGTTTTCTCCTTTTGTTTTAGTTGGTTAATCTTTTCTTCAACTTTTTTTCGCCTTATTTCGCTTGCTAATTGCTCTAGCTTTTGCACGAGCATCTGCTTTACTTGAAGCACCCCATGCACGAAGCGAAAGAAGTAGTCTCGTAGGTTTACCTTTAGCATCTTTCTCTGGTCCTTTCATGTTACCCATTCTTGCTAAGAAACTTGCACGTCTAGGATTGTCTCCCTTTTTTACAGGTGGCTTGAGTGTTCCCTTCTTATACGAAGCTCTACCCTTTGCATTGAGGCCACCCTTGGGATTCTTTCCTGCTTTTCTTTGCCATGCTGGAGTCTTAGCCATGTATTAATCCCTTCTGATAACCTACATCTCTTTGATAAGTTAGTGTTTCTTTTCTAGGTTCATGCACATAACTGCAATGCACCCAACCACTATTCTTATCACCTGGTTTGTAGCATTCTAGAATTAACTGATCAAATGGTAAGTTACTTTCTATCCATCTAGCAAGATCATAATTGTCAATGCCAGATACCTCAAAGTCTGCGGCCTGTCCTTTTGCGTGTTGACTTTTGATTGTAGAACCTACGGCAACACATAACTCTGGACTACGATAGCCACTAGAAACTATGAACGGACCAAACTTATCTCTGATAGGTTGCAGAATATTCTCTGCTAATAGTTTAAGATTCTCAATATGAGATGACTCTGGATAGTTATCTATCCCTTTTCTCTCAGCAGTTTGGCTTTTAATTAGCTCAGCTAAACTAAAGTTAGGACTTAGTTCCATTTCTTTTCTTCTTCATAACTTTTTTTGCAGTCGTGCTATTTCTTAACTTTTTAAAATCTGCACCAGTAATTTTGTTTCTTGGTGCTGCAACACGAGCTATCTTCTTTTGTTTGGATGTTAATGGCATTAGACTCTCCTATATTTTCTAGTTTTCTTTGCAATTCTTTTTGGTTGCTTAGCAAACTGTTTGCCTTGTTTTGTTGCTTTTCGTTTTGCCCTCGTTGTTGCTGCATATTCTGCTGAGGATAATGATTTAATAGCAGCTGAGGGCAAATACCTTTCACCAGTAGCTTTAGGTCCTTGTGTACTTGGCTTGCCAGACTTGGTTCTCCACTTCTGTTTTGTCCAAGACTTTAATGATCTTTGTCTTTTAGATAAGGCCATTACTTGTACCCACCACCTTTGGCTTTGTATTGTTTAGCTAACATCTGAGCTTTTCTGGCCGACCATTGACCAGGTCTACCGCCTTTGCCACCAGCTTTTATCTGCTGAAACAAACGCTTCCTCATTGTTGGTTTGGTATAGTTACCACTTTTATTAACAGTCGATTTCTTTTTCATAGTCATACTCAAAAAATGTTTGGCATTTAAAACAAATATACTTTCCGTTTCTTTGATCTGCCAACTGCCATGCCAAGCAGATTGGACACATCCTGTCTAATCTTTTGCCACCTTGCATATCGGACAGTTCTGTTTCATTGCCACCTTGCATCTTGGACATAATTCTACTTTCTCAATACTCATTTTGTCAATCCTTTATACTTTTCAAATGATCTAAGACCGCCAAGGCCAAGCATACCCATCAATACAGTCATCAAGGAACCCATGTCAAATGTTGGTAATTCTGGTAAAACAACACCAAAATATGCAGAAAAAAACATAATAAATGGTGCTATAACAAAGTGCCATGCAAGAGCTACACCACAAGTCCAACCAACAAATGGCCTCCATCCAGAAACAAATATGCTTCTATGCTGTGCCTCAGCCTTGTTTATTTCAAGCTGACCTTTGGCTAACTCCTGTGCGTGTTTCTCAGCCATAGTCGCTATGTCGTGAGCTAACTTATTCTTTGTATCTTTGTCCTCAATAAACTTTCCTAGCAGTTTAGTTGCAGGACCTATTAATGCTTGTATCATTTTTTACTAATCTCCTTATGTTCATGCCCCATCCATATACCAAAGACCCCAGTCATCACACCCATGACAACCGATACAAAGGCAGATTGAGACGCAGTTGGATCTTCAAGTGCCATAAACCATTCAGCACATCTCCAAGACATAGCTGTCGATAACAACATCATAAATCTTGGTAGTATCTTCCAACGTAAAAATCTTTCTACAGTAATCACCATAGCCTCATTTGTTTGTTGACGTTAACTAGCTTGCAGTAACAGTCGTATTTCTGTGTCTGCTCACCAATCTTTACTGTTTGATTAGCTAATCTATCTTTGAAGTAAGTACAGTTATTTACATTAGATAAATGTAGTTGACCTGCTGGATTTCCTGCTAGGTAGCATAATAAAACAAAAGCTGGTTTCATCCTCGTTTCTCCTTATAGAGCCATGCTAGAAGTATAACAAATCCTACCAAAGTACAAAACAAAAAGAACCATCCAATATATTCCCATATCTTACGGATAAGTGCTTGTCTTTCGTATATATCTTTTTGCCTTTGTTTTCTAATCTGACCTTCCATTCTTAAAACATCATCCCAAGCTGAAGGACCATACTGCATCATCATAAACATCTTCATCTCATGTCGCTGTTTCTCTAGTTTTTTCTTAGCTACAACAGCTTCAATAGCAGATTGTTCTATCTCATTACCTTTAAATAGCTTCTGTAATACTGATGGATTCTTGCTTTGTTTCTCTGCATTATCGACGTCTGATACGGCACCCATCCACCTTGACAAGTCTTTACCCATAGATTCAATGTCTCTACCTACGGCAAATCCGTTCTTGATGGCTGTAAATGCTTTTGATGCTGCGGTTAAAGCTAAACCTATGGTTGCTGGATCCACAGTTACCTCGTTAGTAATCCTATTAATAAAAGAATAATTGTTCCTGCTGTGCCTATCATAATATGCTCAATACGTTTGATACGAAGGATAGTCTCCTTCCATCTCTCTGCACACACAGCTTCATGTGTATCTATCTGTGATTTTACTTCTGTTACTGATGGTCTAGGCATATAGTTTAATATAACTCCCCACATAGCATTTATGCTAAGTCTCCGTGAATTAAACCTCCACCATGTGCGTCAAAATAAGTATAGGCAGGAATAGTAGATGTATAGCCTAACTCCACATCAAAGTCAGATGTTGTTTGTCCACTTTCTCTTGTATTCCAAGAAACCACAGGTACATTACCACTACCAATACTAGCAGCTCCAGATAGACTATATTCAGCATTTGTCATATTAGATGTAAAAACAAAAGTATAATCTCCAGTACCAGTATCTGTGCCACTTGATATGTTTAAACTATCTTGTAATGCAGCAGCAGCATTGTGTTTTACCCATGCTTT